GCGTTAAATTGTTGCAGGTAACGCCGGTATACACGCACGGGCGGAAGGCGTACTCGGTTCGTGTGAAGCTGTCGGCCAGGTACAGCGCGCCGCCGCGCTCGAAAACCAGCGCTTCGTTGAATCGCAGCAGGCGGGCCACAAGCAGGCGCTTGAATTCCGCAGCGTTTTGGTTTTGGTTTGGCTCCACGTTGAAGCTGTACCAGTCTTCGCCCTTTTTGCGCTCTCCGGCCTGGTAGGTGCGCCACTCGCACAAGGAAGCCGCCGAAGCAATCAGGTCAATGGTCGAAAAAATAGCCAGTTCTTCGACATTCAGCCGCTGCTCTGCGGTTGCACCTTGCAGGACGATGTTTCCCGAAGCGTCGCGCGGGGCCAGGTCCAGCAAACTGCTTACAAAGTTTGCAAATTTCAATATTTCACCCCCTTTCCGTTGGCTTAGTAGGTGTAAACGTCCGGCAGGTCGGCGGAAGAATAGTCCGCCGCCTGCATTTCGTCCTGCTTGATAACGGCAGCCACGAAGGCCGCAACCATTGCCATAAAGCCGTCCGTTTTCCGGCTCTTAGGCTCATACTTTCCAAACGATATATTGCCGCGCTTGTCGATAAGGCGGCAGGCGTTGTTCGTGTACCAGCGCATTAGCATACTGTCGCCCCAAACAATGCGTTGGCTTGTAAACGCGCTTGTAATGATGGGCGCAACCTGGGATTGTTCCGGCGTGTATGTTAGCTTTACGTTGCCGGTGCGCTTGTCGGTGCTGAATCCCGCCGAAGCGAAGGCTTTTGACAGCAGGGTATAGCGGTAATGGTCAATACCGCCCAGCAACAAATTGTATTTCTCGCTTTGTTCTACTATCCAGTTGACCGGCGTTTCCGGGTCGATCTCTGGCGCGTCTACCATCGTTAATTCTCCCCGTGCTTCGGCTTCGGCAAGCGGAAACTGGATCCGCGAAAGTGTCTTGCTTTGTGCGCAAACCCATGTGTGCGTTATCCAGTAATAAGTTCCCTGGATTTCCCACAGCACGCCAGCGGCAACAAAGTCCTGCGTGCTGGCGTAGTCAACGCCCCAAACCGCCGGGTGCGTTTCCAGGCCGATTCCTTCCGGGATAGGCCGGGAAGCTGCAAGAATATTTTCCCAGCTGGTGACTTCGGCTTCCTTGTCGCCCTGCGGGCGGTTCATGCGTTTGGTTGCGAAAGCGCCGTGCCCCGCCGGGTCTTCCTTGTATTCCTCAAATTCAAGTTTGATTTCTTCCAGTAGTTCGGTGCGTGCTGGGTCGTACAAAGACGGGTTTGCCTTGCCCCACATTTCCGGCTGCATAATTTCCGCGTCGCTGTCCAGGCGGCATATAAAATACAGCCAGCCGCTGTCCGGGGTGTTGCCTTCAAGGACTTTTTCAGCCCTGGCCGTGTACTTGTCCAGCGGGCCGTCGCGCACGTCGCCTTGTGTGGTTATGAACGTGCGGCGGGGAAGGCGGCGCTTGCCCAGGCCGCCCACCGCAACGTCGATTAGTTTAGAATTTTCGTAGGCGTGCAGTTCGTCAAAATCCACCTTGCCGGGCCGCCCGCCGTCTTTGGTCTTCGGGGCGCTTGTGTGGTATTTTATCCGGCTCATGGTCGCCTTGTTGACAATTTCTTCTTTTGTCCAAGTAAAGAATTTTTGAAAATAAGGCTTGTTA